AGGCCATTTGAAATGCCATCGACCCTTCGCATCCGCTTTCGCCATTCGACGTTCCCATTCCTTGCGTAACTCCCTGTCCTTGCGGGTTTGCTTCACTGGTTCCCATATCCATCTTCCCTTTCTGTCAGTCTTGGTGGCAATCGCTAGTGGCTTTAGGCCACGTGTCGGTGGTGGTCCCATCCAGCCTCCTGGCGGTGGCTTTTCCTCTCGTTCACGTTTTCGCTTCATTGACCTGGCAATCCTCCTTCGTGTATGCTGCTTGGGAACCTTTAACGAACTGGAGCGTTATTGGCGTTGAGGGATTGAACTCCAGAAGGAGAATGTCATGGGACGTAGCAAAGAAAATAGCGGTGGTGTCGAGCACGACGCAGAGTCCGCAGCCGCCAAGGTGCAGCGCCAGACCGACGAGGCCAACGCTCAGACGGCCACGGACGTCAAGGAGGCCAAGGAAGCCGACATCGAGAAGGACACCGGCGAACGGACGCCGGCGAACGTGATCGAGAAGGGCACCGAGTCCACCGACCGTCATGCTCCGGAAACGGCGGGGACGCTCGCTGGTGACCTCAACGCCGGCGAAGGCAACGAGCTGAACACCAATCGGTCGATCGATGATCCGTCGGCCGACACAGCTTCGAGCCGCACCCAGAAGGGTCCCGAACAGCCGCATATCACTGCGGACATGGTCGAGGAGGCCGAACGCACGGAAGGCCCCATCGACATCGCCATGGTCGGTGACCAAGACGTCGAGGACGTTCAGGACCGTGCCGATGCGGAAATCGGCAACCTGATGGCCGATCCTCAGGATCCCACCAAGGTCCTCCGCACGGGCGACGGGGTTCCCGCTTATGCCGAGCCGGGCAGCTATGCCGCGGCGATGCAGGGCGTTCAGCAGGATGCCTCGGGTCACTTCGAGTCGGTCGCTCACACGCGCTCGCCGGCTTCGGGCACTCGCGTCTAACCGTCCTACCGGAGGGACAGGGAGGAGGCCGTCGGTCATCGTGCCGGCGGCCTTTTCTTTGGCTTTACACGGATGAGCCCATCGAGCTCCTGTGGAGGAACATCGGGATCTCCGCACAGGATCGCGCAACCCCACGCACTGAAGCAGCCACAGTGAGCGCACGGGATCATAGCTCGCACCATGACGGCGGGTTTCTGTTTGTCCATACCGGCTTCCTCTTATCATTTGGCCAACGTGCGTTCAGGTATTCTCGATACGCCCTGTGGACAGGGAGGTGAGTGAAGTCAAGACCGAGTCCTCGATGACGAGCACCGTTATAGAACTCGAGCTTAAACATGAACGCCGGTATATCGAGTAGGATGGGCCAATTAAGCGTTAGTCCCTCCAGCACTAGGTGACAGGCATGTTTGCGACCGAAGCGGTACTGTATCTCCTCACCGTAAGCGATCCCCAGCTCATACAACCAAAACATGGAACCGTTAGGTCTGTTATCCCGTGCCCACTTAAGGATTGGGTGATTGCTATGAGAGCTACGGTAGGGTGTGACACTGGCACCCTCGATCTCATTGATAAGGGTGCAGAGGATCTGGGTCGTTTCCAGGATCATCTTGTTGAGGCGCTTATCGTCGAGCGCGCGAGCACACTTACGCGGGTGCTTCGAGACGGCAAAGATATTCATTTCACTATCTCTTCACAGTTGTCATAGGATATTGGTGCCCGTGCCATGCGTCGTTCCTGTTGTGGGAATGTCGTATATTGTAATCGATCAGGACCCAGAGCGCAACCGCCCATGTCTCGTTTTGTCCGCACTCATAAGGCTCGCAAGATCTTCCTCGACCGACTAGGCGTGGGAGACTCTGTTTCAGCTGCAGCCCGAGCCGCTGGTGCGGAACCTCGAGTATTCAAGGCCTGGCGCAACTCGGATCCCGACTTCGCCCAGGACTGGGATGACGCAATCGAGGAAGGCACGGACTTTATCGAAGACGTGGCCACAGAACGCGCGCTGACCAAGTCGGACCCACTCATGATGATGATGCTTAAGGCACGTCGTCCTGACAAGTACGACCGTGGCAGCAAGCTTGAATTGAGTGGGGGTATCAGTGTTGAAGGCGCGAAGAGCAAGTTGCTCAATAAGGTTGCACGGCTCCAGGCTCGTGGGGAGCTTTCCGGGCCTGTCGATCCAGGAGAGTCACCGCTACTTGAGGATGCGTCATCTGAAGCGCCGCCCACGCCGCTCCTCGCTGCCCCCGATCAAGCTGGAGTGGGACGGGGGAGAAAGCGTCGAGGAGCAGCTCAACCAAGTAGCCAGCAACTGTAAGCCTCACGCAAGTCAGATCGATCCCGAGCTTCTCGCTGAGCTGAGTGATGAAGAGGCCGACGATCTTCTCCACACTTGGGAGTTCTGGGCTCGCGACAATCAGCTAGAGCCCGCACCGGTACTCGACAACGGTGAGCTGTGGACAATCTGGCTCATCCTTGCAGGACGCGGTTTCGGTAAGACCCGGACCGGCGCAGAGACTGTCATTGAGTGGGTTAAGACCGGACAGTGTAAGCGTATCGCCTTGATCGCGGAGGACAGTGCTGACGCCCGAGACGTCATGGTGGAGGGTGAGTCCGGGATCATTGCTTGCTCTCCTCGTGACTTCAAGCCGAAGTATGAGCCTTCAAAGCGTCGTCTGACTTGGCCGAACGGCGCAGTCGCCACGCTGTTCTCCGCTGAAGACTTCGACTCACTTCGCGGTCCGCAGTTCGACGGTGCATGGTGCGACGAGCTTTGCAAGTGGAGGTATGCCCAGGAGACTTGGGACAACCTGATGTTTGGTCTTCGTCTTGGTGAGCATCCGAAGGTCATCGTCACCACTACTCCTCGTCCGATGTCGCTTCTCAAGGAAATCATCCTGCGCAGTGATACGGCTATCACGAAGGGCAACACTCTCGAGAATATCGACAACCTTGCACCGCCGTTCCGCAAGGCCGTCGTCGATAAGTATATGGGCACACGCCTTGGCCGACAGGAACTTAATGCCGAGATCCTTGATGACGTTCCAGGCGCCCTGTGGTCTCGTTCGCTTATCGAAGAGTCTCGCATCCGTCCTGTCAATCCCGAGACGCCAATCGTTCTGCCCGAGTTCGTCCGTGTCGTTGTGTCTATCGACCCTGCGAAGGAAGTCGGTAAGACGAAAGGCAAGAAGGGCGATGATAGCTCATTCGCTGAGACCGGCATTCTTGTCACCGCGCGTGACGCAGCAGGCAAGGCGTATGTCCTCGATGATCTGACTCTTCATGGTAGCCCTGAGGAATGGGGTCGCGTTGCGGTGCAGGCGTTCGATGACTGGGACGCTGACCTTCTGGTCTACGAAGCCAACCAGGGTGGCGAAATGGTTGCCGCCGTTCTTCGTGGCGCAGCGAAGTCCCTGAAGGATGACGGACTCCGTGCTGCGGACTTCGTTCCGCTGAAGGCTGTCCATGCAACGCGTGGCAAGATCGTTCGCGCTGAGCCCGTGTCTCAGTTGTATGAGCAGGGCAAGGTTCACCACGTCGGTATGTTTGCAGAACTGGAAGATCAGCTCTGCGAGTATACGCCCGAAGGCAACATGGGTTACTCGCCTGACCGAATGGACGCACTCGTCTGGGGTCTGACCGAACTCATGATCGGCAGCGTTGCCTATGAAGGCCTGCTCGACTACTATCGTGATGAGGCGAAAGCCGTGAAGGATCGGTTGAGCAATCCCGACAAGGCATTGCCGTCCTCTGTGGTCAAGCTCGTTGGTCCTCCCGGTGTCGGCACTGCGTTCGGTCGTGGTGGTGATCGATACGATCTAGACGAGAAGGGTTTCTTCCACGTGAAGGAGGCCGACGTTTCATGCCTACAGCAGGCTGGTTTCCGACGGCACCTGGCACTCCCTTCGTAGCCAGTCCTTTCTCTTAAAGCCCCCAAAGATATAAATTAAGCCAATTCATTCAGGAATTGCGGGGGTTTGGCCACTCATGGCAAGTGAACGAGCACGAGCTGGCGGTGGGCGTGAAATCGCACTTACCGGCACTGGTGGCTATTCTCTCGGCGTGACGAATTACGGTGGTGGCAATAATGCTGCCACGTGGTTCGGTCCCGGCCAGCCCCAGACCCCACAGGCTCCCGCCGATGTCGCCGGTCGCGCGTTCGACTTCCCATCACAAGTCAACATGCTGTCCAGTGGCCAACGCCACTCGGCCTTCGGCTTCGATACGCTGCGCGCGTTCGCTGATGGCTATGACCTTCTACGCCTGGTGATCGAAACTCGCAAGGACGCCATGGAGCGTTTGCGGTGGGTCATCCAGTTGCGCGATAGCAAGGAGCGCATCACTCCTCAGAAGCGTAACCGCATCAACGAGATCACCAAATTCTTCCTGAAGCCCGACAAGGAGCACAACTGGAACTCGTGGCTTCGTATGCTGCTCGAAGATCTCTTCGTCATCGATGCAGTATCTATTCACCGCCGGCGCACTCGTGGTGGCAAGCTCTATGCGCTTGACCAGATCGACGGGTCGACCGTTCGCCGCGTTCTCGATGATTGGGGACGCACTCCCGAGGATCCCGATGCCACTGCTTATCAGCAGATCCTGAAGGGCATCCCGGCGGTGAACTATCGCGCGTCTGACCTGTTCTATCGTCCCCGTAACCTGCGGATCCACAAGATCTATGGGTTCTCGCCGGTCGAGCAGATCATGATGACGGTCAACATTGCTATCCGTCGTCAGGTCTGGCAGCTGAACTTCTTCACGGAAGGCAACATGCCGAACGCCTTGATCGGTGTTCCGGAGCAATGGACGCCGGATCAGATCCGCGTCTTCCAGGAGTGGTTCGACGGCATCCTTGCTGGTGACCTAGGGGAGCGTCGCCGCGCTCGCTTCGTACCGGCAGCTGTGGGCAAGACCTATATCCCGACGCAGGAAGCCGAGCTATTCGGTAAGGCTGAGGAATGGCTTGCGCGAGTCATTTGTTTCGCCTTCAGTATTTCGCCTCAGCCGTTCTTGCAGATGATGAACCGTGCGACGGCCGACACTGCTCAGCAGGAAGCTGCGGCAACGGGTCTCGCTCCCATCCAAAATTGGGTCAAGGCGCTGATCGATGACATTCTCGCCGAAGAGTTCGGGTCGGAAGACCTCGAGTTCGTTTGGCGCGGTGACGATGAGCTCGATCCGGTCAAGCGCCAGGCGATCACTGAGGCCGACGTGAAGGTTGGTCTTCTGACCGTCAATGAAGGCCGTATCGATAACGGTCGCGAGCCGTATGACAATCCGATCTTCGATGAGCCGATGTTCATGACCTCGAACGGCATGGCTCCGATGATCGTCGAGGGTCAGCTGAATACTCTGCAGGGCGGTGATCCCAAGAACCCGGCCGGCAACACAACGGATGCAACGGAGAACGGACCAGGCGCTCCTAAGGACGTGCCGGCCGATACCGTCCAAAAGACTCTGGCCGAATTGATTGAGGCAGGGGATGAAGAAGCTCTCGCGAGTTATCTTCGCAAGCTAGAACAAGGAGCAAACTCATGAGTCGTAAGGCGAAGGCGCCGCGGGTTTTCGTCCCGCTGACAAAGGTGGACGAGGAACAGCGCCTCGTCTACGGCACGATCACACAGGAAGTGCTCGACAAGTCGGGCGAGGTCATGGACTATGACGCGTCCAAGGGCAATTTCCAGAAGTGGTCGGATGACATTCACCAGGCTTCGGGCGGACTGTCGAAGGGCAACCTTCGCGTCATGCATGGCCTGACTGTGGCCGGCAAGGTCACCGACCTGGACTTCAACGACGAGGACAAGACGATCGAGGTCTGCACCAAGGTCGTCGATGACTCCGAGTGGGAGAAGGTCAAGGAAGGCTGCTACACGGGCTTCTCCGTCGGCGGCAAGTACGGCAAGAAGTGGAAGGAGACCATCGACGGTCAGACGATCACGAAGTACGAGGCCATCCCGAACGAGGTGAGCCTGGTCGACAATCCGTGCGTCCCGTCGGCGACCTTCTCGCTCGTCAAGGCTGACGGCGCCGAAGAGCAGGTCATGTTCAAGGCAGCTGTGGCCGACGACCAGGATCCGGGTGATGAGGCTCCCGAAGATCAGGACACGGGCGGTGAGTCGCCCACCGGTGATGAGACGGTCACCAAGTCCGAGGGTGCTGAGCCGTCCAACGAGGAAGTCGCAAGCCGCGCGACCGAACTCGCCAAGGCCGCCAACGATGGGACGACTTGGGTCGACCATATCGAGACGGCCCGCCTGGAGCTGACCAAAGCAGCGAAGGGTGAGAAGGACGATGACGAAGAAGGAAAGAAAGGAAAGGAAAAGTCCGAAGCTGAGCCGGCAGCCGAGACTGCTGCTGATGCGGAAGCTGCCGCTGATGAAGACGGCGACGAAGAGGATGACGACAAGGCCGCCAAGGCCGACACCGCCGTTCTTGACCGTCTGACCCAGAAGTGGGAGACCAGCGACGGCAAGACCTTCGAGAAGAAGGCTGACGCCGCAGCGCACGAGGAGACTCTGGCGAAGGCAGCTGTGGAACCCACAGAAGCTGACAAGCTGCGGGCTCGACTCGAGAAGGCGATCAGCGGTCCCGAGGACGATGAGGGTGAGCCTGAGCTCCCGCTCTTCGAAGACCTCGACCGAATGTCGAAGGTCGTCTCGGCACTCTCGACTCCGTTCGAGGATGGCCAGCCGAAGCTCGAGAAGGGCATGTATACCGTCAACCGCTTCTCGTCGGTTCTTTCGGACATGGCTTCGCTGTCGCGTTCGATCAAGGCCGAAGGCAAGCGCGAAGGTGACGACTCGACGGACTCCACCGTCTCGGCCGACATCATCGGTGCAGTTAAGACGCTCGGTGCCTCGTTCATCGCTTATGCGACCGACCAGGTGCAGGAGCTTCTCGCCGGTATGGACGACGACGTGGTCGTGAGCTATCACGACTACTATTACAACTGCGTCCAGAACGATCCGGAGAACGGCCTGGCCAAGGACGTCTGCGAGACGATCAATTCGCTGCGTGAGGCTGCGTCCGAACGTCGCGAGGATCTCATCAAGGGCTTCGGGTTCGTCGCCGGCGAGGACGTCCAGACCGACGAGCTCTCGCCTCCGATGCAGAAGCGCTTCGACGCGCTGACCGCTGAGAACGAGGAACTCAAGAAGGTTGCCACCGACGCGGTGACCAAGGTCGAGGAACTCGCCAAGCGTGTCGAGGAGATTGCCGACCAGCCGCAACCCCGCGCACCGCGTGACGGCTCTGTGGTCTTCAAGGAAGGTGATGTCAACTTCCTGGGCAAGTCCTTCAGCAATCCGCAGGATCTCATGAACGAGGTCCATGATCTCATCAAGACCAAGGGGCCTGACGCTCTCGCGGTCGAACTCATCAAGGCGAGCCAGGCTGGCGGCGGACAACGTCTCCACCTGAACCGCTAGAACGGAGCAACGAGGCAACCGGAGACGGGAGCCATAGCCTGCCCTTGCCGGAGACGGTAAGGTTTTCGTCAACCAACCAGAACTCAAAAGAAAGCGAGTTTGATTATGTCTGGTAACACTGCTATCATTGAGCAGGGCCTCGCTGCGGGTGTCTCGATGGACGCTCTCATGAAGGCCCTCGGTTCGTCTCCTGTCCTGCCGGGTGATCCGCGCATGCCGGAGCAGCTTGCGAAGAGCACCTTCGCGCAGTCGGGTTCGGCCACAACCGGTCTGACCTTCTACGACCTCGAAGCGGGCGCCAAGTTCCTTTATCCGGTTCTGACGCCGCTCCGCAACGAGATCCCGCGCGTCTCGGGTCGCGGCGGCATCCAGGCCAACTGGAAGGCCGTCACCGGGATCAACACCTCGGGCATCCGCATCGGCGTTTCGGGCGGTAACCGTGGCGCCGTCATGGCGGTCAGCACGGCCGACTACGCGGCTGCCTACAAGGGCATCGGTATCGAAGACAACGTCGACTTCGAGGCGCAGTATGCGGGTGAAGGCTTCGCCGACATTCGTGCACTGGCCGCGAAGGTTGGTCTCGAAGCCCTCATGCTCGGCGAGGAGATCCTGATCCTCGGCGGCAACGGCACCGTCGCACTCGGAACGACTCCGACTCCGTCGCTCACCGCGTCGGCTTCGGGCGGTTCGCTTGCCTCGGCCACCTACAGCGTCATCTGCGTTGCTCTCACGCTCGAGGGCTTCATGAACGCCTCTGTGGTTGCCGGCATCCCGACGCAGGTGACTCGCACCAACGCTGACTCGTCCGTCGATACCTTCGGCGGCGGTTCGGCTCAGAAGTCGGCCAACGCAACTGTCGCGGTTACCGGCCCGACGGGCAGCATCACCGCTACCGTCACCGCCAAGCGCTGCGCTGTTGCCTACGCCTGGTTCTGGGGTGCCGCGGGTTCGGAAGTGCTCGGCGCGATCACCACGGTGAACAAGGCGACGATCACGGCCGCTGCGACGGGTACTCAGACTGCGGCTTCGCTGCCGTCGGCTGACAACTCGACGAACAACCTCGTCTTCGACGGGCTTCTCACCCAGGCGATGAAGTCGGGCAGCAATGCCTACTATCGTTCGCTGGACGGTGCGACGCTGACTGCCGATGGTGCAGGCGGTATCGTCGAGATCGACGTGGCGCTGAAGGATCGGTGGGACAACTACCGTCTGACCTACGACACGATCTGGATCTCGTCCGATCTTGCTCTCTCGATCTCGCAGAAGATCCTGCAGGGCAATGCGAACGGGGCCTACCGTATCGTGGTCAACATGGAGCAGGGAATGATGGCCGGCGGCGTCATGGTCGCGACCTACCTGAACCGCTTCTCCATGTCCGGCGCCAACGTGCTGAAGATCCGTATCCATCCGAACATGCCGGCTGGTACGATGTTCTTCACCACCTCGAAGCTGCCCTATCCGGTCAACGGCGTGGGCAACCTCGTTCAGATCCGTACTCGTCAGGAGTACTATCAGATCGAGTGGCCGCTTCGTACTCGTAAGTACGAGTATGGTGTCTATGCCGACGAGGTGCTTCAGCACTACTTCCCGCCGGCGATGGGCGTCATCACTAACATCGGGTAATACCCCTTCCCGATGATGAGGGTGGGAGCTGTTATGCGCGCAGCTCCCACTCTCTTTCGTAAGACCAAGCGCAAGGGACAGAGAAATGGTAAAGACTTTCATGCAGGCTCCGAAGGGAGTCACGAGTGCCAACATCGAAGGCCACACTTATGAAGTTCCCGCGAGCGGGAAGGTCGAGGTCGTCAGCCCGAACCATGTCGAGACGCTTCAGCGCCACGGGTTCACGGACACCGACGCCGACGAAGCTCCCGACTTCGATGCGATGGACGACAAGGACGAACTCGTCTCCTACATCGAAGAGCGCGGCGGTGAAGCCGACGACTCCATGAGCCTCAAGAAGCTGCGTCGTCTTGCTCGCGAGGCGTTCGACGAAGCTCAGGGCGAGGAAGCTTAATCATGAGTGCCGAGAGACTGACAACGCTTGCTGCGGTCAAGGACTGGTTGGGGATCACCACGAGTGACTCCGATGCGGGACTTCTGCGTGTGATCGACGCGGTCTCTCGGTTCACTCTGAACTACATCGGCCGTCCAACCCTCCGCCGCGCCACCTACACGCAGCGAGCAAGGGGCACCAACAAGAGCTCGGTGATGTTGGCCCAATGGCCTGTCCTCGAAATCACCTCTGTGGGTATCAACGGTACTCCGCTTACGGCTTCGACGTTCAGCAATGGTATGCCGTCTTCCGGCTATGCGCTGTCAGCTGACCTACCGGGCTGTCGTACCGTCAACTTCTTCGGCTATGCCTTTGGCGCTGTCGAGGTCACTTACGTTGCGGGCTTTGAGGCCAACGAGACGGTAGTGATCCCAGCGACTCCGTTCGAGGTGACCGTCGGCGACGGCAATCTGTGGTCGAGCAACCTCACCGTCTATATCGATGGTGTTCTTGCGACTGAGGTCGCTTCAGCTCCCACAGCTGGTCAGTACTCGGTCGACGATGCCGGCAAGTATACGTTTGCCGCTGCCGACGAAGGCAAGACCGCGCTGATCCGCTACGGCTACGTTCCATCCGACATCGCCTTCGCCGTGACCGAAATGGTCGGCGAGTGGTATAAGCGAAAGGATCGCATCGGCGTTCTGTCCAAGACCCTCGGCGGGCAGGAGACTGTCACCTATAACAACCAGGATATGAGTCCGCTTGTCGTCTCATCACTCCAGGACTATAGGAACGTGGTTTCTGTCTGATGGCCGGCGACTTTCTCTCCTTGAAGGTCGTTGGGGAGAAGGCTCTCCTTCGTAACTTCGATCAGCTGCCCGACGTTGCTCGGGCTATTGTGCTGGCGAAGGTAGAAGGTTACACCGACCAGCTCGAGGCTGCGGTGATCGAAAGCATTGACGAGAAGCTCCAGACCAAGTCGGGTAAGCTGCTCAGTGCTGTTCGTCGCGAGGTGCTTCAACGTGATGGTCGGATCGAAGGGAAGGTCTGGATCGACGAGAACGTTGCTCCTCATGCTGCTGCGCTTGAGAAGGGTGCTGCTATCCCGCCGCATATGATCTATCCGAAAAACGGCAAGGTCATGGCGTTCATGGCGGCAACGGGTGACAAGGTCTTTGCCACTCGCGTCTTCCACCCAGGATCCCAGATCACGCCAAGATACTTCATGAAGGATGCTCGTCGATCTGTGGGGCCAATGATCGCACGTGGTCTCAAGAAGGCTGTCGTTGATGGCATCCGCGCGCATATGAGGAAACGATGATCGACGAAGAAGCCATCTTTGTTGCGCTTGCCGCACGTATGGACCTGGTCAAGTGGACTCGTGCTGACGCGACGGAGCATGAGTTCAAAGTCAAGTCACGTCGAGTGAAGCTGTTCAGTGACGCCTCAGTGCAGCCTGCGTGTTATCAGGCCGAGCATGGGACGACCGAGCAGCAGGTGACCGGCATGCCCTACAAAACTGTCCTCGAGGCCTCCTGGATCATCTATCAGAACGTGGCGAGGGATGCGAACGCAGTCCCGGCCACAGAGAACAACCTTATCATCGGTGGCTGTCGTGCCGCACTGGCACCACTACCGACCGACGTGGGCTTTCCTGACCGACGCAATACGCTCGGCCAATTGGTCCACCACTGCTTCATTCAAGGGCGGATCTTCAAGGATCCAGGTGACATCGACGGACAGGGGATGCTTGTAATTCCCATTAAACTGTTGGTGCCATAATGCCCACTGCATTTCACGGGCCCGGAGGCGGGGGGAACCTCAAATCTGTGAAAGCCGGTAACGGTCGGGTTGTCGAAGTAACCTTTAAGGAAGTGAGGTAAAGAATGACACAGTATGTCTTCGGCACCGGGCAGCTCTTCTCGACGCCCGTTGGCGGTGGTGCCCCGCTGCGCTTTGGCGCATTGCAAGACGTCTCCGTTGACTTCAGCGGCGACATCAAGCAGCTGTTTGGTCAGTACCAGTACGCACTGGACGTGGCCCGCGGTAAGGCGAAGATCGAATGGAAGGCCGGCGCTGGTAACATCGACGTGAACTTCTTCAATTCGATTTTCTTCAACCAGACTGTGGAGACCGGCGATGAGCTCGTCCAGGTGTTCAATGAGGCGGGTGCCGTTCCGGCGATGTCCACCTACACGATCACCGTTGCTCATGCCGCCGATTTCTATCTCGATCTGGGCGTCAATCTGGCGTCCACCGGTGCTCCGCTCAAGCAGGTCCCTTCGGGTCCGGCCGCCGGCGAGTACTCGGTTTCGAGCTCGGGCGTCTACACGTTCAACGTGGCTCAGGCGAACGCGGCCGTTCTCATCACCTATATGTATGAGAAGTCGGCCACCGGCGGATCGCTCGAGATCGGCAACCAGCTCATGGGTTCGGCACCGCGCTTCCAGCTCGTGCTGTCGCAGCTCTATGACGGGAAGTCGTTCTCGCTCATCCTCTACAGCAACGTGGCGGAGAAGCTCTCCATGCCGCTGAAGCAGGATGACTACCTGATCGCAGAGATCAACGGACAGGCGATGGCCGATGCGGCCAACCGAGTCGCCCGTCTCACGACGACTTCGGTCACAGGTGGCGGCGCCTAACTTCGGTTAGGAGGGGGCTAATCACCTGGCGGGCGGGATCCTTTGGTCTTCGGGGTCCCGCCCGTTTTCTTAACAGCCTTGATGGAGGGACAACCAGATGGCTACTTTGACTGTGGGGGGCAAGACTTACCAAGTCCCCGAAATGAACTTCTTCGCTGTTGAACGGGCATGGCCCTTCGTCCAAGAGGCGACAGCAGCTTTCGATCCGATCAAAGGCAGCGCTGCTGCCATTGCGGTTATTGCTGCAGCGATGTTTGAGGCCGAGGACTTCGACCGTGCTGAGTGGGGCATCGATGCCGACGCAGTAGACGGTGAAGCCTTCCACCTCCTCGTGAAGGCAATCAAGCGTAAGATGAAGGCCAACGAGATTGGCGCGGCTAAGGACACGATGTTCGAGATCCTGAAAGAGGGAGGCATGGATATCTCTGAGGGGGAAATCCTGCAGTCTCTGGGCCTGATCGTAGCGGGTCAGGGGGAGGAGGGCGACCTTTCACCGGAGACTGCAGCCGATACGTCGCCGAGCTCGTCGCCGCAGGAGTAGAGGGAGGTAGTTGGGATCGCATCTACAAGAAGTGGGGGTTTCGTCGCTATAACGTCATGCTCGAATGGTGGAGCGAAAACGGACCTCCCGTCTACATCGCGGTCGCTGCCTACCTCGGTATAATTAAGGACCCGGCTGAAAAGAAGGTCGGAGACTTGAATGAACTTGCCAAGCTGGCAGGACCGGGCGGGATGATACAGTAATGGCTGACGAGAACGATCTCAATATCAACATCAACGCTGACCCGTCTGGAGTCGAGTCCGGCTCCAAGCGGGCTGGTGCAGCTATTAAAGGTATCGCTGGAAACACGAAGGAACTCGAGGCTGCCCTCAATAAGTTCCGTGCGTCCATCGATCCCACTTTTGCAGCAATGCAGAAGTATAACAAGGCGCACCAGGACAACCTAGCGCTGCTCCGTGCTGACATCATCACCCGCAAGGAATACAACGCGGGCATGAAGGCGGCCAAGGCCGCGATGGACGCAGAGATCGAGGCGATCAATCGTCGTAGTGCGGCGGGCCGTGCTGCGGCGGCTGAGGAGCGTGCTCGTCGTCAAGCTGATCGAGCTGCAGAACGGGCAGCTGCACAGGCGGATGCCGCGGCAGCTCGTCAAGCCGCACAGGCTAAGCGAGAAGCAGAACGTGCAGCGCGCGAAGAGGCAAAGGCCGCTGCGAAAGCCGAGGCCCAGGCGATCCGTGATGCCGCCGCCGCTGCGCGTCTAGCTGCACGGGAGAAGCAGCAGGAAGAACGAGCAGCCGCAGCAGCTGCACGTCAAGCCGCGAGTGAGCAGCGTCGTCAAGAGAAGCAGGAGATCCGTGAGGCTGCCCGCGTAGCTCGAGAAGCTGCCCGTGAAAAGGCCCGTGCGGAAAAGGATGCGGCTCGCGAAGCAGCGGCTGCTGTGCGACAGGCAAAGCGTGAGGAACGCGAAGCCACGATGACTGCCGCCCGTGAGGCGAAGCAGCAGGCGCGAGAAAAGGCACAGGCTGAGCGTCAAGCATCCCGCGATGCCGCTGCCGCCGAACGTCAAGCGAAGCGTGAAGCTGCACAGGCGGCACGTGAAGCAGCCGCAGCAGCAAAAGCCGCAGCGAAGGAAAAGGCGACCGCAGAACGTGAAGCAGCGAAGGCTGCTCGTGAGGCGGCTGCCGAAGTCGAGCGTATGGCAAAGGCCGAAAAGATGGCCGCTGCCGCAGCGAACGACCTACGAGCCTCAATCGATCCGACCTTCGCCGCACAGGAGCGCTACAATCAGGCGATGCGGACTGCCACCCAGCTTCTCATGCAGGGCAAGCTAAGGGCTGGTGAGTTCACTCAGATCATGCGTCAGCAGAAGGCGCAGATGGACGTCAACGTTCGCTCGATGGGCCGGATGAACGCCATGAACGTTCAGATCGGTTATCAGATGCAGGACGTTGTAGCGTCTTGGGCATCGGGTATCAGCCCGCTGGTCATTCTTGCACAGCAGGGTGGTCAGACCGCCGCTGCATTGTCGACCATGGGCGGCCGCGCTGGTGCAGTCGCTGCGTTCTTCGCTGGTCCTTGGGGCGCTGCGATCCTCGGCGCGACGATGGTCCTTGGCTACCTGTGGACCTCGATGGATGAGGGGAAGAAGAAGACCAAGGATCTGATGGATGCGGAAGATCGCCGCATCATGACGCTCAAGGAGCTCACTGAGGCTCTGCGCGATTACATCAAGGAGCAGCAGCGGTCGAACGATACGACTGCACAGGGATTGATCGCTAACCGTAACCTGAACTACTCAGATCTGACCCGTAAGACCGGTGACCTGGCGACTGCTGAGAAGGAGCTTGCTGACGCCCGTGCTCGTCTTGCGGCCATTGGGCCTATGCCCACAGGTAAGGGTGCTATGGAGGCTTGGGCAGGGCAGGTCGCGATGGCGACTGCTCAGGTCAAGACGGCTGAGACAAAAGTTAATGACCTCAAGGGCGCGATCAACAAGCTGAGCCGCGCGGTTCAGGAGGATGAGATTGCACTTGCGTCTCACCGTGCCGAGCAGACTCAGGCTGACAAGGACTACGAGACCGCTAAGCAACGCCTCATGGTTGCTTATCGCAACGAGACCAAAGGCGTTACTGACGCGAACATTCTTAACCAAAAGCGTCTGAAGCTTGAGGCTGATCTTCGCGCTGCGGCCGATGCACTTGCTGCGGCTAAGGAGCGCGAGTCCGCTGCTCGTCGTGAGAATGCTGCCGCTGCCCGTGCCGAGGAGCGAGCAACGTTCAGTAGCCGTACTGATGCAATCGGTGTTGCAGGACGCGAGCTCAAGGGCCAAGGTTTCTCGGTCACTGAGAACAACCAATTCGGAGGCGTGACGGGCGGACACGCTAACAACGGTGAGCATGCCAAGTATGCTATCGACGTTGGGATCCCGGGGTTCGGACCGAACAACCCCGAGGCTTCGAGCGAAGTTGCCCGCAAAAAGATGGACGAGATTGCTCGGGCGTATCAGGCTCGAGGCTTCCGCGTCATCTGGAACGGCAAGACCTACATGCCCGGTGCCAACGCTCCTGTGGTTGACTTCGTTCCTGCGAAGGGTGCGAAGGGCGACGCTTGGCATCGTAGCCACATGGACATCAAGGCTCCGGAGTCTATCGTCGGTCAGCCTCAGGGCGGTCGTCTAGGAAACGAGCTCGCTCGCGAAATGGCCGAGGCTGAGAAGCAGGCCGCCGCTGAAGCGATGCAGGCCAAGCTTGCTAACTTTGAGTTTGAGCAGGAACTTAATCGTGAGAACCTGCAAGAGGTGCTGCGGATCCAGGAAGAGAAGATCACCGCAATCAAGGCGTTCTACGGTGAGGACTCGAAGGAGGCAATCGACGCCGGTCGTGAGAAGGTCCGCATCGAACGGAGCATTGCTCGTGAGGCATTGCAGATCCGTCGTGAGCAGATCGATCAGACGCTGGCGCTGATGATGCAGAGCTACGAGACTGAGAAGAGTCTTGCTGAGCTCAACATGGAAGAGCGTCGAGCAGTCATCGGCTTTGCCGAGCAGCAGGGCATTATCTCAGCGCGTGACGCGATCATCGCTAAGGCCGCTTTGCTCGATCAGGAGTTCCAGGATCAGATCGCTCATGAGAACCGCATGTATCAGGCGAAGGTCGCTTCGATGCAGGCGACTCTTACGCTCGAGAACCTGCCGCTCGACCAGAAGCGTCGTATTCAAGACGAACTGGAACGTGCAGAGGCTGACCATCTTGGCCGTATGCGCCTACTCAATGCTCAGTATAACCGCGATGTCAACAACATGCAGCGCGATGCTCAAGCTGTGCAGATGGGTAAGTGGCGTGAGTTCGCCTCCAGCTTCTCAGGATCCTTGGGCCAGGCGATGCAGGGTTTGTGGATGCGTAACATCACGCTCCAGCAAGCTTTCATCAATATGGCTGACCAGCAGATCTTCCGCCTGATCGATATGGGCGCGAAGGCTGTTGAGAACTGGATCATGCAGCAGCTGAAGATGACCGGTGTTCAGCAGGCACAAGAGGCTGCACGAACGGCAGCAGCTGTGGGGGGTGAAGGTGCCCGCACCGCCGCTGCTGCAACGGGTGAGGCAACCCGAACGGGTATCGGTACCACAGGTGTCGTAGCTCATGCCGGTATGCAGACTGCGAAGACGGGTGCTACGATTGCCAGCGAAGCGATCCAGACTGGTGCAAAGGCAACTGGCGAGGCTACTCGTACCAGTGTCGGTGCAGCGGGTGCCATGGCGGAGATCGGGACGCGCGCAGCAACGTCAGCAGCCGGCGCGTTCTCATCGACTGTCGTCATCCCGTTCATCGGTCCTGTCGCTGCGCCTGTCGCTGCCGCAGCTGCCTTGGCGGCAGTGCTTGGGTTCGGTGCGTTGGTATCATCGAGCGGCGGTCAGGGCGAGGTTCCTCGTGACGGCCAGCTCTCGATGCTGCACAAGAAGGAGACCGTGCTTCCGGCATGGATCGCCGAACCGATGCGTCAAATGTTTGTCTCTCCGCGTAGCAGCGGTGGGATGATGGCCGGTGCTGCCGCTGCGGGTGCTGCTGCCCGAAGCGATGTCAGCAACTCGTCGTCGAATAACTTCTACTATCAGCCCAAGCATCATAACATGGGCGCAAGCTTTGACACCCTCCTCAAGAGGGACGGTCGGAGCCTGCGTCGCTGGCTGAAGAACGAAATCCGGAATGGAGGGTTGAGCTTGTCATGACACTGCGGATGATCGAGGGGTTTGACTATATCCCCACCGGAACAGGATCAACCTATAGCCTCATGATGGCGGGTCAGTGGTATCCGCGTGGTTCGGTGTTTGGCTCCCTCACGCAGAACATTCTGGGCGCATCCTCGACAGCGTTTGGCTATGGCTGTTGCTACGAGGATAATCGCACCTACGCACAGACGTTCAACGCACAACGTTGGGTCTACCCCGTTGGAACTCAGACCGAAGGCTACATGGGCGCTCGTGTTATGGTCGGGTCCGATCATAACGGCTATGGCTATCTATTCGTTATGGATGGCATTAGCGAGCTCGGTCAGATCTACGTCACGTGGGAAGACTACGGTAAGATTAAGGTGTATCGTGATGAGCCTCCCACGAGTGGTGGCGGTATTCTCCTGGGATCAACCGATATTGGGGCGTATTACTACGACAAGTGGTTCTATCTTGAGGTCTACGTCAAGATGGGTAACACGGATGGTCGGGTGACAGTCAAAATCAACACGGTGACTGTGCTTGATCTGGTGAACGTGGATACGGTCTACTCGAGCAATGCGTCTTTCTCAGCTGTGGGATTTGGGAACGCCAACTCAGTGGGCAACACCGGCGCTTGGAAGAACAACTACCGTCTCGATGACCTCTATTTCTGTGACCCTGCGGGAACGATTAACAACGGCTTCCTCGGGAACGTCCGTGCGATGGCGCTCCTGCCGGTCTCGAACGGCTCGGTCAACAACTTTGCGATTGGCGGTTCGGCACCTGCGGCTACCAACTGGCAGTCCGTACTCACGACTGCTCTCAATGATACGAAGTATGTCTATTCCAACAACGTTGGGGATAAGGACCTCTACAACGTGCAGGCAATCGTCAATGCGCCGCTTGTCCACGGCGTCCAGGTTAAGATCGCTGCACGAATGGACGATGCTACACAGCGAGGTCTAGCCGCCATGATTAAGTCGGGCGGTGTTGAGGTAGAGGGTATCACTCACTATATTAACCAGAGCTACTCGTTCTATCGAACGATCCATGAGCTTGATCCCGCAACCGGGGTTGGCTGGACGGGCGCAGCTGTCAATCTGATCCAGATTGGGCCGAAGGTTGTCAGCTAATGGTCGCAGTCTCGTTTGGATACTCTAGCGGCGGCTCGGGAACCGGCTTTTACCGGAACCAGCAGTTTGCTACTTATGTAGTCAACGATACCGGAGTAGACGTCTACGTTAGCTCAATCGAAATGAGGAACGTTAGCGTTGCTCGCACCGGCACCTGTCAAATTGCTCTCTACAATGATCCACTAGAGAATGGTGTTGCCCCTGGCGCAATCAGCGGACTTACGGCTACCAAAGCCTCACTGACTGTGGGAACCAATACCTTTACTATCTCGGGTGACCCCATTTGCGTTGCTGCTGGTGCAGGCGTATGGGTCGCATGGCGCGGACCACAGTTGGACCTGAGTCCCTATACGATTAGCGGTATCACAGTCCAGAACAATGCGGATAATGCGTCGAGTGGCGATGCGTTCCCAACTCGGTGGACGATGGGGACCGCTTACAATAGGATGCTCCCGGTTCGGCTGATCGGTGATACCGTCGGCCCCGGTGACCCCACAAACCTTCGTGCAAACTATGCGATGGCCGAGATTGCGACTGAGGGTAACTCAAAGTCCCGCGTGGACTACGCCTTCGCTCAGCCCCTCGCCGAGGGCTACTCGAAGATCCGCGCTGACTACGTTCTAGGTCAGCCCCTGTGCGAGGGCTATTCCCATATCCGTGTCTGTTGCAGTTTCGCTCAAGCTCTATTTCCTGTTGGTCCGGAGGCCTATATGTCAACTACACCGTTCCCCGGGTTTGGTAACTCCACGACCAATCCCGCGATCCCCGCCGGTAAGGATCCTTTCAACTCGGCTCTGCCGGGTTTGACGTTCGACATCAGCAAGCGTCCCGCTTTCAAGACTCGTATCTCAGAGTCACCAAGCGGTATGGAGGTTCGCAACTCGCTGACCGAATACCCGCGCTGGGACTTCGAGCTCAATTATGAGTTTCTCGAAGACCGCACCGGCGCAAACTCTTCGCTCAAGACGATCATGGGCTTCTTCCTCCAGATGCGTGGATCCTATGACTCTTGGTTGTTCAAGGACCCGGATGACTATCAAGCTACGGACGTCTTGATCGGGACTGGTGATGCTGCCACTCTCGAGTTTCCTTTTGTCCGTAATATGGGCGGGTTCTACGAGCGCATCGGCCAAGTGGACACGGTGAACACCGTCAATATCTATGCCAACGGTGTTCTCGTTAATCCGGCTGACTACACGATCACCATGCCGAACCGTCTGATCTTTGATGTCGCGCCGGCAGCCGGAGTTATCATCACGGGCAGCTATCAGTACTACTTCGTCTGTCGGTTCATCGAAGATCAGATGGACTTCGAGAAGTTTGCTGACAAGCTGTGGAGTCTACAGCAGGTCGAGTTCAGGAGCATCATCGCATGAGGACTGTCTATCCACAGCCCGGGTATACCGAAGCGGACCTTCACGCTCTGCTTGCTACTCGGCAGTTCGTCTACGCGGACGTATTTACCTTCATTCCGAAGGTTTCTCAGCCGCTATACTACACCAACGCTCAGCGCGACGTGACAGTCGTGCCGATTGTCGGCGGACCCGGCCGGGTAACGTTCTTCGCCAATCGCGTGATCCTCACCGGTCTACGTTTCAAGACGGGCATTGGTGTCGAGGTCGATGAGCAGAACGTCGAGATTGCATACCCAGAGACTCCTGATTTCCAGGCATACCTGACTTGGCCGGAGGCGTTGAAGCAAGGCCGTCTGGACGGTGCAACTGTTCGGCGTGATCGCTTCTTCGCTGCTAACTGGGGGTCGCCCTGGATTGCGGGATGCAAGATGTTCACGGGCATGGTTTCGAGTCTTGATAGCGTCGGCCGACAGACCGCTACCATCAACGTCAAGTCGAACCTGATCCTGCTCAACCAGCAAATGCCAAAGGACCTGTTCCAACCGATCTGCAAGCATACCTGGGCGGATGCCGGCTGTGGGCTTGATCGCTCTCTGTTCGTTGTGCAGACGACTGTCGGCTCCGGCGGCGGAGGGCCAACCCGCACGTTCATACCCTGGGCCGGTGCGGCGGATCAGTTCAACATGGGCACTACCTACATTGAAGGCGACGACAACGTTACTCGGGTTCGGACCATCCTAAAGGTGGATCCGGGAGTTGGTGTTCACCTCATCTATCCGATTGACTTCGATCCGGTGGTGGGCTCGAACGTTTCCTTCTACCCGAATTGCCGCCGCCTGTTCGAGAACTGTGGTGACTATCACGCGGATCCGAAGACCGCGTTCCTCGGCTTCCCGTTCGTTCCTGTGGCGGAGACCGCGGCATGATGGCAAATGAACTCGAACAACGTGCCAGTGTTGTGGCTGAGGCTAGGCGCTGGTCAGGCACTCCCTATCATCACCACGCGCATGTACTCGGCGCTGGTGTCGATTGCGCCCTGCTGATCCTCGAGGCGTTCGCTGGGGCCGGTCTGGAGGAGCGTTTCGACCCCGGTGCATACACCCATGACTGGCATTTGCACCGTGGCGAGGAGAAGTACCTAGATGTCGTCGAGAAGTACATGGCGCAGATCGATCCCGATGAGACACCTATCGATGTCCGTGATCTTGCCAGGTTTAACGCCCAGCCTGGCGATGTCTTGATGTTCCGTGTCGGGCGCACGTTCAGCCATGGGGCCATCGTTACGCAGTGGCCCTTCATAATCCACGCATACTATCCTAGTAGGATGGTCGAAGAGGTGGACATACGGGGGACGCCAATGGCCGGTAGGCCGGTGCGTCTCTATTCGTATTGGGGGACAGGTCAATGAGTTTCTTCTTTGGCGGTGGCGGCAAGAAGGTCAAGCCTCAGTACACGGGGCTTGGCATTCAGACGAGCGCAAGCACCGTCGCCGTAACCATCCTCTACGGCACCAACCGCATCCCGCCGAATATCATTTGGCAAGGTGACTTCCAGGCGCACAAGCAGAAGCAGAAGGCTGGTAAAGGCGGTGGCTCGGTAACGACCTACACCTACTCGGGGTCTTACATTCTCGCACTCTGCTACGGCGAGATCAATAATGTCACTCGGGTCTGGAAGGATCAGTCGAAGGAAACGAGTTACGCGAAGCTCGGCTTCAGTCTGTTCAAGGGTACTCCCGGTCAGGCTCCCTGGGGTTACATGACGACCAAGCACCCGAGCGAAGCACTCGGCTATCCCTACATTGCATATCTCGCTGTGGCCAACTACGACCTCGGTCAGTCGAACGTGCTCGCACAACACAGCTTCCAGGTGCAAGGTAACCTGTATAACTCGGCTTCGTGGTCATCGGGTAACGCGGACGTCGCTCTCATCATAGACGACTTCCTGAATAATCCGATCTATGGAGCATGGGCAGCTAACACCGTCTCGCCGATCAATGAGGAGACGCTCTACTCTGGACCCGATGCGGGAACCACAGGTGACGCCGCCTTCCAGACGTATGCTCGAGCTATGGGCTTCGCGCTATCGCCCCCGCTGTCCGATCAGGAAGAGGCTAGCGCGATCATCAAGCGTTGGACAGACCTGTGCAACACGGCACTCGTCTGGACGGGCTATGACCTTCGCTTCATCCCGTATGAGTCTCAGTCGATCACGGGTAACGGGGTAACCTATAACCCGGCTGATAACGTGACCGTTCGGTATAATCTCACCGACAACGACTTCTTCTATGAAGAGGGCTCTGATCCTATCCTCCTGAAGCGAGTGGATCCTGCCGACGCCTTTAATTCTGTCAAGCTGGAGATCCGCGACGCCAACAACGAGTATAACAACGTTCCCGCTGAGTGGCGCGACCAAGGCCTGATCGATCAGTATGGTCTGCGAGCTGCAAACAGTCAAATGGCCATTGAGATAACGAATACTGAAATGGGTGCGGTCATGGCTGCGCTCATCGGTCAGCGCGTTGCCTATAACCGTAACAGCTTCGACTTCACGCTGACCGTTGCTCACTGCCTGATCGAGCCGATGGATATTCTCCGTTGTTATGATCCTCGCTGGGGCTGGTTCTACGTGCGCGTCAAGACGGTCAGCGAGGATGACGAGGATCGGATCCAGATTGAAGCGGAGGAATATGCCGGCGCAACGACGAACAGCGCTCCCGGCGGAGTCTCGACGCCCGACGTTGTGAACACTCCTGTGGACACTAACGTAGACGGGGGCCCGGTCAATCCGCCGATCATCTTTGAGCCGCCTGCTGCATTGTCAGGTGCTCCTCAGATCTGGGCAGCCGTGTCAGGTGGTGACGGTACGACCGCCAATGATAACTGGGGTGGCTGCTTCGTCTGGATCTCTACGGATAACATCACCTACAACCAAATCGGTGAGATCGATACACCTGCGCGTCAGGGTAAACTCACAGCGATCTTGCCGACCTACGGTGGTGCAAACCCGGACACCACAGGGCAGCTCAAGGTCAACATGGCTATGAGCGGTGCTGAGCTGACGAGCGCAGCCTCTGCGACGGATGCAGCGAATGGTGTGACTGTCAGCTACGTGGATGGTGAGTTGGTCTCATATCAGACCGCAACCCTGACGGGGACTGATGCCTATACGCTGACGCAGCTCTACCGTAAGCTGTATGGTACGACGGTCGGTGCTCACGCTATCGGCACCAACTTTGCGCGTCTCGACGATGCGATCTTCAAGTATGATCTGCCGGCTGACTACATCGGTGACACACTCTACATCAAGTTCCAGAGCTACAATATCTTCGGTGGTGCGGTCGAGGACCTTGCGAGCTGTGTCGCCTACACCTATGTTCCGACCGGTATCGGCTTTGGTACAGGAGGCGCTGGCCTACCCGCTGTGCCGACTGGTCTAAGCGGTTCTGCGGGAACAACCTTCGCGAAACTGACGTGGAATGCAAACTCGACCAACGATAACGTGGTTCGCTACGACGTCTATCGGGCAACGGGCTCAGGTCAGCCGTTCGGCTCTGCGTCGAAAATCGGAAGCACGACTGGTACCGAGTATACGGACACGGCCGTTACGGGAGGACAGGCCTATACTTATTTCGTCGTCGCGATCAACTCTGTGGGATCGGGCTCACCGACTGCCGGCATCAACCTAACGCCAACCGCGGCAGTGATCTCCTACCCCTACGGGTTTGCGTTCCAGCGCTCGATTGCGGCACTTACGGTTAGCACTGCCCAGATCTTCTTCGACTCTCCGATTGCCTACACACTCCCGGCAGGTCTTGCTGATTGCCAAGGAACGATCACGAACGATGGCTCCACAGCTGCTGTCGCTCCGACGGCTCAGACGGACTTCGATATTCAGTCACCACCGGGCACTTCGATTGGTACCATGCGCTTTGCAGCCGGGTCACTGACTGCCACGTTCATCAAGGCTTCGCAGAGCAGTATTCCGCTTGGACAGATGCTGCAGATTGTCACACCAGCTAATCTGAATGGAATGACGGGAACTCTGTCTGGCTCAATCAAGGGAACTCGCTAGATGGTTACGCTTACCGAAGGTTTTGACAGCTACTCGGGTATCGCCGGTGGGTCCGGTACGATGGACGATAATGGCTGGATCTTTCCCTCATCGACGGCTGACCAAACCTTGTCGGCTGGTCGCTTCGGTGGCCTGTGTTACGGAAATGATACGACCGCCGGCTCCTATGGTAGCGCACAGAATGCTTATCGAGTCTTTCCCGTTGGAGTCGGCTTGGCAGGATCCTTTGGTTTTGCCTACAACGGAGGGCAGGTTAGTCGAAGGGTTCTAGCGCTTGGCCAGGCAGGCGGCTTGTCCCTTGTCTTTTGGCATGGCTCGTCGAATGATATGAACGTCTATCGAGACGACGTTGTAAATTGGCTCTGCAACTCCGGTCCTAGTTCGATCACGACTAACAACTGGTACTACATCGAAGTCGAGTTTTTGATCGCCGACGTGGGCGGCTATGTCCGTCTTTACATTGACGGCACTCTAAAGGGCAGTTTCTCCGGTGACACAATGGGTGCCTCCGTGAGCACCATGAATAGCATCCGCTTCTGGCGATACAGCGATGCTTACGACGTTTTGGTAGACGATATTTACCTAAGCGACAAGACGACTTGCCTCGGCCCTCAGCGTATTGAAACCATTCGTCCCAACGCTGACGCGGCAGTGCAATGGACGCCGAGCACGGGAACACTTAACTATGCCTGTGTGGATGAGGCAACGGTAAGCAATACCGACTACGTCTCTGGCGGCTCTGTGGGACTACAGGATCTCTATGACTTCGGGAACTTGTCAAGTACACCCGCACAGGTCAATGCCGTCAATCTGCAACTCGTTGGGTATAAGACTGACGCTGCCGCTCGAGCAATCGCTGCGGCAGTCAAGTCGGGCGGTACCACGAATGTCGGCTCCGATAACTTCCTCACTTCGAATAATATCTTCTTCAATCGATTTATGGAAGTCAATCCCGTAACAGGTTTGCCCTGGACAGCAGCTGATGTCAATGCAATCCAGGCCGGTCCGAAGGTAACTGCATAATGCCCACACAAGGCCCTTTCACATGGTTTAATGAGGCTCTGGAGCACGTGGATGCTGACGAGATGGCCGCAGACAGCTTTCGCGCCATGCTCTGCACGGCTTCTCAGGTTCTCGATCCAGAGTTCGTCGGAGCGTCAGGCAACTGCACCTACGCTGACCTGACGGCCGAACTCGCAACAGCCAACGGCTATACAAATGGCGGACTACTGCTTAGCGGCGTGACCCTGTCTCGTTCAACCAATATTATCAAGTGGACTTGTAGCACTATTCAGTGGACTCTGAGTGGTAGTATTAGTTTTCGATATCTTGTAATCCGTAACGCGATTGATGGACGGCTTTTGTGTTTCTCCGATGTCTACTCAGATGGCGGGGCGGGTGTTAATCTAACAGCATCACCTGGGATCCTTGGCTTTGCCCCAACTTCCGGTGGCGTTCTTTCACTTACGAGGGTATAATGTCTGCACTCCTGCTTAACCGAGCAAAGGTCAATACGGCAACTACGGGTACCGGTACGGTAAGTCTCGGAACCGCAGTTGTTCCTTTTACCACTTGGGCACTTGCTCAATCGAACCAGCCTTACAGCTACCTGATTGAGGATGGTAATGATTGGGAGATTGGGTGGGGTATCTATACGCCGGGGTCACCAGCGACACTGACACGTAACCTCATCGCCTCCTCTACCGGCTCCTTGCTCAACTTAAGCGGCACGGCCACTGTGGCTAATGTCGCGAGCAAGGATGATACGGGTCCCGCTATCCCCATTCCACAGGTTGTGGGAAACATCGTGACACCGGACTCTTGCAGCTTCGGTACCGGAACGGCTGTCGGCCCTACGACTGAGCTTGCCTGTTACCCGTTTTCGGGTCGTATTAAGGTGGACGCTATCGTTGTGGAAGTTGCAACGCTACTAGCGGGTAGCACTTTCCGAGCGGGTCTCTATACTCGTCACCCGATCACTGGTCTTCCTCATCTATTGATCGAAGAGGCAGCTCAAGGATCAGGCGCGTCCACGGGCCTCAAGGCTATGTTGCTCGCAGCAGCCCGGTGGCTAGATCAACCCGTCTATATTGCTTTTCAGGCAAGCACCGCGACAACCCTTGTTTTCCGCGCGGCCACCAACACGAACCAGGGTAGTGTGATCGGCTTTACGTCGATGAACACCACCGCGCCTTTTACTCGCCTTATTGCTACTCGTGCCTATGCCGCGCTGCCGAGTGATGTAAGCGGACTCACGTGGTCCGGACATGCTTCGACGTTGAACGTCGGTATGCGGATCGGCGCATAAAGCATGGCCGGCTTTGGTCCTGTAGGCTCTAGGCCCGTTGCATCCGTTCCGGCGGGGCAGCAGGGTATTGTCTATAACATCACTACAGGCAATGCCGAGGCGTCGGGTGGTTCATATACTCTTACCTATACCTTCCCTGCTAATGCTGTCAGTCTTGTCGCTGCAGAAGTTCTACACGGTGGTGTCCCCGTTGCAACGGTTGCCCTGGTAGCGGCCGAGGTTCTTCACGGTGGACAGCCCGAGGCTAATGTCACTTTGGTTGCTATTGAGGTTCTCCGGTCTATTGCCACTGGGGGTGGTGATCCGGGGTTCGTGTCAATTCTGTGGTGAAGAAGGAGAGTGGGAATGCTTAGCAAGTGGAAAGACAAGTTCGTCGAAGATTGCCGTCAGTGGTATAAGCTCTGGTCGTCCTGGTTGGCGATCTTCTGGGCGTTCATCGTCGGCATCCTGTGGAACTACCCGGAGACTCTGCAGGAGATCGTCAATACTCTGCCCGAGCAGTACCGCGCGCCGCTCTCGCCGCTCGTCATGCTCATCGTCGGGGGACTGCCGATCCTTATCCGGATGCTGAAGCAGCAGAAGCTGATCGATCAGCTGAAAGCGGTGAGTAAGGAGAAAGAGTAATGCCGTTCACTTTTCGATGGCCTGCGCCGCTGCCGGCCTGGATCGATGAGGCAATGCGTCACCGTGGTCTCAAGGAGATCCCGGGGAAGCAACACAACTCGACGATCCTCAAGTGGCTCGCCAAGCTGAAGGCATGGTGGAAGGAGGACGAGACGCCTTGGTGCGGAACGTTCGTCGCTCACTGCCTCGAGGCCGTGGGATTGCCTGTGCCGAAGCACTGGTATCGTGCAAAGGGCTACGCCGACTACGGAACCAAGGTTTCGTTCGACGTGAGTGCCTTCGTCATTCCCTTCGGGGCTATCTGCGTGAAGTCGCGCACCGGGGGAGGTCACGTCTTCTTCGCTGTCGCTCGATCCGCAGACGGCACTGTGGTCTACGGACTCGGAGGCAACCAGGGTAACATGGTCAACATCACCCCGTTCAAGGTGAAGGACATCGACCACGTTCGCTGGCCGCCGAGCAGTGCGCAGAAACTCGAGCTACCAAAAGCGACCGCAGCGGAACTCGCTGCAGCCGCGATTGGAGGAACGGAGGCTTAGCCGATTACAGTTGAGCTGCCGCTGAGGAACATCGTTCTTCGGCGCAGGGGTGGGCCCGGACTGAACTGTCCCTCCGGTCCGGGTCCCACTTCATAGTCGTACTGCTTGAACGCTTCTTCAAGCTTGCGGGACATTTCGAGAGCATCCTCATGTTGGCGCATTTCCGCCTCGAGGTCCTTCTTCGCATCGCGCAGAGCATCGCCCACAGGATCCTCGTCGGTCTTGGACTTGAACCGCTTGAGCAGCTTCTCGGTGCGCTTCAGCTTGCGCTCAGTCTCGCGCCTCATCGCCTCGACCTGTCGCCGTCCCTCGTAGATCGTGAGCAGCACCTTCTGCTTCACATCATCCCAGTCAGGATCATCTGTGGAGCCGTCAGGACGTTGCGCTGTGACGATTGCGCGCACTGTCTGAGCGATCATCTGACGAACAGCCTCGGGCGTCACAGGCGACTCGTCGATGCGCCCAGTTTCGTCATATCGCTTGCGACGTTCAGGATTGCTCAAGACGTCATAGGCGAGCTTGATCTCTTCGAACTTCGCACGATCACCACCGGGCTTGTCAGGATGGTACTCCTGCGACAAGGTGCGGTAGGCGGACTTGATGTTCTTCAGCGTTGCGTTACGCTCGACGCTGAGGACTGAGTACGGGTTCATTGAGGTTGCGCCTCCTGCTGCGCACGGTTGAAGGCCTCGACGCGAGCACGAGTGTCATCAATGCTCTTCCAGGTTGCAGCAAGCTTTGACCTGCAGTCGTCACCGACTTCGAAGCTGTCAGCGATGAGCTGAGCAATCTCGTTATCGTTGCGGACCGGTCGACGTTCAAGACGAGCCATGCACTCGCGCAGTGAGGGATCCGGCTCGGCGAATACTTGGACCGTGCGAGTGACGATCCTAATTTCCGGGTCGGGCCGGATGCCGCCCCCACAGGCGGTCAAGAGTGTCAGTGACGACAGGAGCAACAGCCGGACGACCGGGCTGTGCAGGCTGGGTTGGCGTGTTACGGATTGCATTGCCGATCTCCTTGTAGGTTGCTGCTCGAGCGGCCGCAGCTGCACGTTCTTCGCCGGCGATCCGCTCGTTGTTCGCCTCGATCTGTTGGTTCAACTGGCGCTGAGCCTCGTTGTCCTTGTTCGTTTGGATCAGTTGATCCCGTTGAGCCTCAAGTCGAACGTTCTTGGCCTTGAGCTGTTCGTTCTGAACCTCGAGCTCGTTGATATGGTCGAAGTGTCCCTTGATGGGCTTGACGACCAAGAACCACAACGCGGCAAGCAGAAGGACGACAACGCCGATCTGTATGCCTGTGGATAGTGCACCCTTGATGCCACGCTTTAGCAACCAAGGGCCGATGATTGGTAGAGCGAACCCCATGTTAACCTCCGATCTCTCGACTGTATAGCTCGTTGACCCACTTGACCAATGCGGGTGATGCCTTATAGCCTCCTCCCCACACTGTCTCGATCTTTCC